CCTTGCTGTCGCACATATTCGCGCGACTCGCGATAATTTATGCAAAGAAAAGGAAACAAAAAAGGAGTTAACTGGATATACGAGTATTATCAGGGGATCAAGAACGGCAAGTACTCCGTCGGCAAGTGGATCGAGCTCCTGTACGACTACATCATCAAGGGACTGCAGGAGAAGCAGTTCTTTTTTGATGCCAAAAAAGCGAACGACGCGATCGACTGGATAGAATCGCATTGCTTTCACACAGAAGGGCCGCTCGCTCCGGGTGCTCTGGTTCTCGAGGTCTGGCAAAAGGCAATGACGTCGGTCATGTTCGGCGTACTAGACGAGAACGGGAACAGACAGTTCAAGGAAGTGCTGCTCGTGGTCGGGCGTAAGAACGGCAAGTCCCTTTTCGCGTCTGCGCTGGCCGCGTACATTTGGAGAACAGAGGGCGGTTATGGCACGAGAGTATTTTGCATTGCGCCAAAATTCGATCAGGCCGACATCATCTATACGTGCATCTGGCAGATGACACAACTCGATCCAGAGTGGAAAGAACTAAAAGAGAAATCACTCGAGAAGGACACACAGCATCGGAAAGTGCACGACGACTCGATGCTTGCCAGACACAGACAGACCGATTTATCGATCCCGGGGATCAACAGCACTGTCAAGAAGATCGCGTTCAACAGCAAGTCATCCGACGGATTCAACCCTTCGCTGACGATCTGCGACGAGGTCGCGAGCTGGTCGGGCGACAAGGGTCTCAAACAATACGAGGTCATGAAGTCGGCAATGGGCGCACGCCCTGACGGGATGATCCTGTCATGTACGACGTCCGGGTATGTCAACGACTCGATCTATGACGAACTTGTCAAGCGCGCGACGCGGTTCTTGTTAGGCGAGAGCAAAGAAAAGCGACTCTTGCCTTTTTTGTACATGATCGACGACGTCGACAAATGGAACGACATAAACGAGCTCCGAAAAGCGAACCCGAACCTCGGCGTCTCTGTGTCGGTCGACTACTTGCTCGAAGAGATCGCAATCGCAGAGGGCTCGCTCAGTAAAAAGAGCGAGTTTATATGCAAGTATGCTTGTTTAAAGCAGAACAGCTCACTCGCATGGTTACCGGCGAACGTGGTCAGCGACGCAAGCGGCGCACCGTTACGCCTCGAGGACTTTCGCGGGTGCTATTGCGTTGCGGGTCTCGACCTGTCACAGACGATCGACTTGACGGCTGCGACGATCGTGATCGAGAAGGACGGAGTCCTGAACGTGTTCGCGCACTTCTGGCTGCCAGCCGAGAAGATAGACGAGGCAACACAGCGAGACGGTGTACCGTACGACGCGTACATCAAGCGCGGCATTCTGACGCCATCCGGCGACAACTATATCGACTATCATGATTGTTTTGCGTGGTTCACAAACCTGATCGAACAATACGAGATACTCCCGCTAAAGGTCGGTTATGACAGATACTCAGCGCAGTATCTCGTTCAGGATATGCGGCAATATGGTTTTCACATGGATGACGTGTATCAAGGCGACAATCTGTACCCTGTAATTCAAGAGGTTCAGGGGCTGCTCGAGGATCGCAAGATCAGGATCGGTGACAATGACTTATTGAAAATGCACCTTCTCAACTCGGCGATCAAGATGAATGTTGAGCGCGGGCGCGGGCGGCTGATCAAGTTGTCCCCGTCTGTTCACATAGACGGAACGGCAGCTTTATTAGATGCGTTTTGCGTCCGTCAAAAATGGCACGACGAAATAGGCGAGCAAATAATGAACAAAGGGTAACATATGGGAATCTTTGACTTTATTTTCAAAAACAGGCCGAAACCGGTCGGAAAGTATGAAGGCGCATTTCAGCTTTTAAACGGCTACGAGCCGGTGTTCACATCGCGTAGCGGCGGTATGTATGAGAGCGAGATGATCCGCTCGGCGATCCACGCACTCGCGACACACACGAGTAAATTGAAATTTGAGATCACGGGCGCGGCGCGTCCCGCACTCAGGGCGAAGATCACAAAAGCCCCGAACCAGTTTCAGACGTGGTCACAATTTGAGTACAGACTGAGGACGATCTACGAGATCAATAACACTGCGTTCATTGTTCCCGTGTACGACGAGTACGGCGAACCGTCGGGGATATTTGCACCGCTCCCGGAACGCTGCAAACTCGTTCAGTTTAACGGCGTGCCGTATCTGCGGTACGAGTTTCAGAATCACGAGCACGCGGCGATCGAGCTTGCATACTGCGGCATCATGACGAAGCACCAGTATCACTCCGATCTTTTCGGCGACTCGAACCGCGCACTACTCCCGACGATGGAGCTGATCCACATACAGGATCAGGGAATCAAGGAAGGCGTCAAGTCTGCTGCGACGTATCGGTTCATGGCACAACTGACCAACTTCGCAAAAGAAGAAGATTTAAAAAAGGAGCGCAAGCGGTTCACCGAGCAGAATTTCGGTTCAGAGGCAGACGGCGGCGGGATGCTCTTGTTCCCGAACACGTACGCGAACATCAAACAGGTCGATGTCAAGCCGTGGATCGTCGACGCTGACCAGATGAAACTGATCAAGGCGAACGTCTGCGACTATTTCGGTGTCAATGATGACGTGCTTCAGAACAAGGCATACGGCGATGTGTACGCGGCGTTCTACGAAGGCGATATTGAGCCGTTCGCGATTCAGGAGTCAGAAGTTATGACGAAGATGTTCTTCACATTGCGCGAACAGGCACAGGGGAACGCGGTCGCGTTCACATCGAACAGACTGCAGTACTTGAGCAATGCTGACAAGCTGAACGTCTCGAGCCAGATGCTTGATCGTGGGATTATGAGCATAAACGACGTCAGAGAGATATGGTCGCTCCCGCCCGTGGACGGCGGCGATGCAAGGATTATTCGTGGCGAGTACTACAACGCCGACGACAAAGTAACGGAGGGACAAGATGAAACAGAATCGTGAATACAGGAACATGGAGCTCCGCCTGGCTAATGAGGACGGTATAACCAATTACAAGGTCGAGGGTTATGCGTCCACGTTTGAACCGTATGTTCTTTTAACGGTTGACGGGGTTGACTATTCAGAGAGAATCGAGCCGACGGCGTTCGAGGACGCTGATCTGTCCGACGTGGTATTCAGAGTCGACCACGAAGGCAGAGTCTATGCGAGATCGTCCGCCGGAACGGTTGAGTTATGGATTGACGAGCACGGTCTCGGCAATCGTACGGACTTGAGCAAAACGCAAGGGGCGCGGGAATTGTACGCCGACATTGAGGCCGGCAATTATCCGCAAATGTCCTTTGCTTTTGTCGTCGCTGAAGATCATTTTGAAAGCGACACGCACACAAGGGTCATCGACAGGATCGCAAAGGTGTATGACGTCTCACCCGTCTCGTTCCCGGCGAACCCGAACACGTCTCTGAGCGTGGCGACGCGCGACTATTTCGACGGAGTGATCGAGATAGAGAAAGCGGAGCGACTGGAGCGCGAGAAACGCGAGAGACAGAAACAGAGAATCAGAATTTTAGCGGAGGTCAACAAATGAATATCAAAGAAATGACCGCCGACCAGCTTGAGGAACGTCTCGCGGCGATCCCGGCAGAGCTGGAGGCAGAGAACGCTGACCTTGACGCACTCGAAGAGGAAGTTCGCGCAATCAAAGCGGAACTCGAAGAGCGCAAGGCGGCAGAAGCAAAGAAACAGGAAGTCAGAGACGCGGTCGCGGCTGGAGCTGGCATCGTAGTCGAAGAGATTAAAACGGAGGAAGAGAAAATGAGTTTCGGAATTGATACAAAAGAATATCGTGACGCATTCATGGCGAACCTTGTAGGCCGCGCAACACCCGAGCAGAGAGCGATCCTCGCCGACAATTCAGCATACGGCGACGGCCTGTCTCTCCCGGTAGGACTTGACAGAGAGATTTGGGATCAGGTAACAACCGCACACCCGATCCTTGCAGACATTGACGTCCTCCGCGCCGGCATGGCGATCAAGGTCACAAAGATGACGCCGGCAGCCGTCACAAAGAAGATGGACAGCGCGACATCGTCCGAGCAGACATTTACATCCGCAGAGGTCACCCTCGTCGGCGCAGATTATCACACATATGTCTGCCTGTCCTACGCAGAAGCAAAAATGTCACAGGGTGCTATGGAGCGATTCCTTGTCAAGGAAGTGGCCGACGCAATCGGCGAAAGCCTTGCGAAGGACGTGTTCGCACGCATTCTGACCGACGCCGGAAACGGCCAGAAGGTCACGCCTGCATCCGGCTCGGATATGTTCGACAATGTCAAGCTCGCACTCGCACTTTGCACACAGGCACGCAGACCGGTTATTTACGCACCGTCGTCTGCATATTATGAGATCGTCGGCGCGATCAAGAGCGGTTCTCCGTTCAATATCGGCGCGACCGTCGGCTGCGAGGTCAAACTCGACAATGCCGCAACAAAGGTCACAGTCCTCGATCCGTCCATGTTCGTGCTTGACGTGATTCAGGACACGATCGTCGAGTCTGAGCGCGATGCGAAGAACGCGCAGTTCGTCATCGGCGGTTATATGAGAGCTGAGGGATGTCTGCGCAAGACTGCCGCCGCTGCTTATATTAACTGATCATGAAACTGACGGTTAAAGAGTCCATACTTCTGAACGGCAAACGCTACAAACGCGGCGACGTGATCGAGGTCGAAAAGGCCGACGCCGAAACGCTGATCAGAATGAACTGGGCGGAAAAGGTAAGGACAACAAAGAAGAAATGATACAAGGGGGCGGAGCGATCCGCTCCCGTTCTGGAGTAGTACACAATGGCAAATGAATCAATGATAAACAGAGCGAAGCTCGCGCTCCGCATCACGACGAACGCATACGACGCCGAGATCGCCGATCTGCTCGAGGCTGCGGTTCTCGACCTGGGCGTGGCTGGTGTGGTCATTCCAGAGAACGAGTCGAAACTCGTCACGACTGCGGCGGTGACGTACGTCAGGCTTCATTTCGGATCGCCCGATGATTATGACCGATTAAAGAGGTCATACGACGAGCAGAAGGCACAGCTTGCGACGTGTACCGGCTTCACGGTCTGGGGGTGACGGCGATGTATGAGGGCGTTGCGACTTTAAAGGGCGATATGGTTCATACGTTCGACGAGTACGGCAACGAGGTTCTCGACTACACCGAGAGAACGGTGTACGTGAAACCGCGCACCGTGTATGCGTCAGAGTTCTATTCCGCCGCGCAGATCGGTCTGCAGCCGTCGATCGTGCTGACAATCGCGATGCGTGCCGACTACCACGGCGAGAAGATCGTCGAGTACGAGGGCAAGATATACGACGTGATCCGATCAGACTTTAGCGGCGACACCGTGTCTCTGACACTCACCGAGAGGATCGGTCACAATGGCGATTAATGGCGTAGCACAGCAGCTCGGCAGCATTCTTGACGAGTTCGCTGATCGACTAAATGCAGAGACGGACGAGATCATGGAAGAGACCGCGAAGGAGACTGCGGAGGACTTGCGCATAATCAGCCCACGCAGAAAAGGCCCGAAGGGCGGCGACTACGCGGAGAGCTGGGCGGTTAAAAAAGATCATCATCGGTACATCGTACATAACCGCGATCACTACCGCCTGACGCATCTTTTGAACAACGGGCACATCATCAAGAATAAGTATGGCACGTACGGGCGAACGCTTGGCGATGGTCATATCAGACGCGCAGAACAAAAAGCGATCGAGTCATTATTCAGAAAGCTGAACGATTTAACATGAGCATTTTCAACACATTGAAATCGACGGGATTACCGTGTGCATACTCGCATTTTAAGAAGCCGCAGAAGCCGCCGTTCGTCGTTTATATCGGCAACGGTCAGGAAACTGACGCGGCGGACAATACATGGTATCACCGTCAAAACAGTTATCAGATCGAGTACTACTACACAGAGAAGAACGAGGCGAACGAGACCGCGATCGAGAACGCCTTGCTCTCGGCTGGCTACCAGTACGAGAAGAGCGAGGACGCGTACATAGAGGATCAGGGTCTCTTTGTCATTTATTACTACGTATAAGGAGGATTAATCATGTCTGAAAATAAAGTTCAGTTTGGTCTGTGTAACGTCCATGTGGGCGAGTACACAGTCGGCGTGGACGGGACAGCGACGCTTGGCACACCGATGCACGTACCGGGCGCGGTCAAGCTCACACTCAATCCCGAAGGGGAAGAGACCGTCGAATATGCCGATAACACGAAGTACTACGTGGACAACACGGACAACGGCTATACGGGCGATCTCGAGATGGAGTATTTCCCGGACGAGTTCAAGACCACGTACATGAACTACCGCGAGCTCACAGGCGGTGGGATCGCTCAGTACAAGAACATCCCGAACAAAAAGGTATATATCATGTTCGAGGGCGAGGGCGATGCGGAAAAACGTCGTCATATTATGTATAATGTCTCGCTCGGTCAGATCACGCACGAGCACGGCACGACCGAGGCGTCAAAGACACCCGAGCATGACACTTTACCGATCACTGTGGTCGGCGATAACAAGACAGGGCTGACGCGTACGGTCTACCAGTCAAGCGACGCGGCGTATGACACAATGTTCACGACACCGCCCGCACCGGTAGCCGCATCGTAATTTGAAAAGGAGTACTGAACCATGATAAAAACCATCAAAATAAGTAAAGAACAGTCCGTCACGCTTAACAGCGCGGCGGGCTGGTTTTTCGCATACAGGGAACAGTTCGGGCATGACATACTACCCGATCTCATGCCCATGATCGAGGGAGTCTTGAATGTTGCGGTCAATGTGCTGCAGAACGCCGAGGACAAGAACAACATAGTCGACGCGATCGACGACGGCGTCCTGACAGATTTCTTTTACAGCGTGAGCGGTCTCGAGTACGTAACAGTCATGCAAATTGTCTGGGCGATGGCAAAGAACGCGGACGATGACATTGAACCGCCAGAGGTCTGGTTCAATCAGTTTGACGTGTTCCCGTTCGACGCTGTACTCCCGAAAGCGTTCAAGATGATCATTGACGCGTCGGTATCGTCAAAAAACGCGAGACGCCTGCTGAATCTGCTCAAGACGAAAGCAGGCTCGATCTCGAACAGCTCCTCGTCGCAAGCATCGAGAGAGGGCTGACAGTTAGCGATGTTCGACGCATGGAGATCGGCCAGATCGTTGACTTCTGCATAGAATACAACGACGCGCACGATCTGAGCGAAAAGGAAAAGAAACCGCAGATCAGGAAAGCGACGCAAGCTGACTGGGATGCGTTCTGTAGGTGACTATGGCTTCCAAGAACATTAAAGGAATAACAATAGAATTTGACGGCGACACCACGAAACTCGGGCGCGCATTGAATGACATCAACGCAAAGGCGAAAGGCGTCGACAAGGAGCTTAAGGCAATCAACAAGTCTCTGAAGTTCAACCCGAAGAACACGGAGCTGATCGCGCAAAAGCAGACCTTGCTGAAGCAGAAGATCGCGCAGAGCAAACAGCAACTCGAGGCGTTCAAGGCAGCCGAGGCGGCGATGAAAGCTGACGGAGTTGACAAGAACTCGCAGGAGTTCATGGAGTTACGCCGCAACATCATCGAGACCGAGAGCAAGATCAAGCACTTTAACAGCGAGCTGCAGAAAACGCGCCGCGCAAAGTTTGACCAGCTCGGAAAGTCGTTCAAGGACGCCGGAGCGAAGATGCAAGCGGTCGGGCAGGGGATGACTAAGTACGTCACAGGCCCGATCGTTGCGGGAGCGGCGGCATCGGTCGCAGCGTTCAATGAGGTCAAGAATGGTCTAAATATCGTCACGCAAAAGACAGGCGCGACGGGCGCGGAACTCAAAGAGATGCAAGACTCGGCCCGCAACCTTGCCAAAACGATTCCGACGGACTTTGAGACGGCTGGCACGGCGATCGGTGAGGTCGCGACGCGTTTTGACGTTGCGGGGAAAGAACTCGAGGACTTGTCAGGACAGTATGTTAAGTTTGCAAAAGTGAACGGCGTCGACCTGAACAACTCGATCGACCAGACGCAGAAGGCTCTGGCCGCGTTCGGCAAGTCGGCGAAGGACGCGCCCGCGCTCCTGGACTCGCTCACACGCGCGGGGCAGAAGTCCGGGGCGAGCGTTGACACGCTTGCGGCCGGGCTCATACAGAATGCGTCAGCATTCAAGCAGATGGGCTTGAGCATGGATCAGAGCGTCGCGCTCATGGCACAGGTCGAGAAGTCGGGCGTCAACTCTGAAACCGTCATGCAAGGTATGAGAAAAGCCCTGAAGAACGCGACAAAAGAGGGAATCCCGCTCAATGATGCGCTCGCAAAGCTGCAGAAAACGATCAAAGAGGGCAAGAGCGACACCGACGGACTGACTGAAGCATACGAGTTGTTCGGCAAGTCTGGCGACCAGATGTTCAACGCGATTAAGAACGGCTCGATCGACTTCAACGAGCTCACGGCGGCCGCAGAGGGCTCTGCCGGAGCTCTGAATCAGGTGTTCGCGGACACCATGACGCCCGCAGAACAGTTTCAGACAACGCTTAATACCGTCAAGGACACTGGCTACGAAGTCGGGGCGCGGCTCATGGAGATGCTTGTCCCGGTACTCGAGAAGATCAGCGTCGGAATGCAGAAGGTCAGCGAGTGGTGGGGTACATTATCACCCGAGACGCAGGATATGATCATCAAGATCGGTCTGGTCGTCGCGGCGATCGGTCCTTTGCTCATCGTGATCGGTAAAATAACGAGCGGGATCGGTGCGTTGATCCAGTTCTTGCCGATGATCGCGTCACCGGCCGGGATCGCGGTCCTCGCAATCGGCGGACTGATCGCGGCGGGGGTTCTTTTATATAAGAACTGGGACAAGGTCAAGAAGAAAGCGCACGACCTGAAGGAAGGCATTTTAAAACCGTTCAGATGGATTAGGGACAAGATCAAGGCGATCATTGACAAGATCAGGGGATTCTTTGACTTTGAGTTCAAACTCCCGAAACTGAAGCTCCCGCACTTCTCGATCCAGCCGCCCGGGTGGCGGTTACGTGATCTGCTCGAGGGCGAGATACCCTCGCTCGGGATCGACTGGTACGCAAAGGGCGGCATTTTCACGAAGCCGACCGTCGCAGGTATCGGCGAGGCTGGGCCTGAGGGCGTCATTCCGCTGGACAAATTATGGCGGTACATGGACAGGATCGCGGAGGGCTCTGGCGGAGATCAGATCGTGGTCAACGTCTACGGCTCGCCGGGGATGGACGTGAACGCACTAGCGGCAGCGATCGAGCAGAAACTCACAGCGAAACAAAAGCGGAGAAGATCAGCTTATGGCTATATTTAAGTCATTTACTTTTGACAACATAAACAGCATGGACTACGGGGTGTACATAACCGGTTCTGGCGTGTACAACGCGCCCGAGAGATCGGTCGAAATGGTGTCGATACCCGGACGAAACGGTGCGCTCTCGCTCGATCAGGGGCGATTTGAGAACATCGAGGTCACGTATCATTGCGGGTGTTTCGCGGATGGCGCGATCGACTTTGCGACAAAGATCGCAAACTTCAGGAACGCGCTTGTCTCGCGGTTCAACTACGCAAGGCTGACGGACGAGTACAACCCGGGCGAGTACCGGCTCGGCCTGTATCACTCGGGGATCGTCCTCGAGCCGTTCAACGCTCACGCGGGCGAGTTCGACGTCGTTTTCGACTGCAAACCGCAGCGGTATCTGACCAGCGGCGAGAGTTATCAGACGGTCACGAGTTCGATATCGAACCCGACGCTCTTCGACGCGAAGCCCTTGCTCAAGATCACGGGCTACGGCACAGCCACGATCGGCGGCGTCACGATCACGATCACAGGCTCGTCGGGCGTTGTGACTTATATTGATTGCGATTTAATGGAGTGCTACCGCATGAGCGGAGGGGCGATCGTCCCGGCTGGCTCTGCGGTCACAATCACGGGCATGAAATACCCCGTACTCAAGCCGGGGGCGAACGGCGTTTCTAAATCAGGGAACGTCACGAAGATAGAGATCATGCCGCGCTGGTGGTCTGTATGATACCGATTCTATACGAGAAAACAGAAACCGCGTTCACGTCCGAGGGTCTCTGCCGACTCCCTGACTGTATCTCGTGCACGGTTCACGAGGTCAGGAACGGCGAGTATGAGTGTGAGTTCGAGTACCCGATCACGGGCGAGCATTATGCGGACATCGCAGAGGGGCGGATCATCGCCGCCTCGCACGACGAGACAGGCAATGTGCAGCCGTTCGACATTTACGCGCACAGCAAACCGATCAACGGCGTCGTGACGTTCAACGCACATCATATCAGCTACAGACAGGCGGGTATCACCGTCAAACCGTTCACGGCCGGATCGGTCACGGCAGCGATTCAGGGCATCAAGACCAACGCAGCGAACACGAACGACTTTACGTACTGGACAGACAAGTCAACTGCGGGCGACTTTAAGGTCACCGAACCGAAAGCCGCGCGGGCGTTGCTCTGCGGCGAGGAAGGCTCACTTCTGGACGTGTACGGGACAGGAGAATATGAGTTCGACCGGTTTAACGTCAAGCTGCACCTTCACAGGGGAACAGACTCAGGCGTCGAGATCAGGTACGGGAAAAACCTCGTCGACATCGAGGACAGCGTCGACTATTCAGACTCATATACCGGGATCGTGCCGTATTGGTACTCTGACGAGGACGGCATTGTCAATATCAATAATTGGATTCTGCGATCCGGGAACTATTCATACGGCAACCGCGACATCATCATCCCGATGGACTTTTCGGGCGACTTTGAGGAAAAACCGACAGCCGCACAGCTCGAGACGAAAGCAACGTCAAAACTGGCAAACTCCGATGCCTGGCTGCCGTCACAGACGATCAAAGTCGACTTTGTGCAGTTGTGGCAGACCGAGGAATACAAGGAGTACGCACCGCTTCAGCGCGTGCACCTTTGCGACACCGTCAACGTTATCTATCCCGAGTTAGGCGTCACGGTCAGCGGCGTCAAGGTCATCGAGACATTGTACAACGTCCTTCTGGACAGGTACGACGAAATGATCCTCGGCGACGCTCCGCAGTCATACGCGGCACTCATAGCGGACGACGTCAAGATCGACACGTCCGGGATCGCAACGAAGTCGGACATCGCCGGAATTGAAAGCGACATTCAGACCGCAGTCGACAACGCGACGGACTTGATCACCGGCGGCCTCGGCGGTCACGTTGTGATTAAACAGGACGCGGACGGCAAGCCGGAAGAAATCCTGATCATGAACACCGACGACATCAGCACCGCGACAAAGGTCTGGCGATGGAATGTGAACGGTCTCGGCTATTCGTCTACAGGTTATTCCGGGACATACGGCACAGCAATCACGATGGACGGATCGATCGTTGCGGACTATATCACGACGGGCACGCTGACAGCGAACCTGATCAAAGCCGGTGTGATCTCCGACACGTCGGGATCAAACTCGTGGGACATGATAAGCGGCGCGATGACGCTGCGGAATGCGACGTTCTACGGGAACAACGACCAGACGATCACGAATATCTCCGATACTCTGTATATGCGGAACGAGAGCACCGCAGAGGACACCGCGTTCATTCACTTACGAGACGCGGATATCTGGAACGGCTCAACCGTGTACAAACACGCGCGACTGTGGGCGGACAAGCTGACCTTCACAGCGTCGGACAACTCGATGGCGACCTTCCAGTACGTCGGAGCGAGAACGATGCGCTTGTTCGATAACCTCGAAGCTCAGGGGGTTATATACGCGCCGACGATCGGCGGCCTCGAAGCCGCGCAGCGGTCAACGCTCCGCTATACCACGCTGAATAATACGTGCAACATATCGGCGTTAGTTGATTCGGCTATGTCCACGAGTTCGACCAACCCCGTGCAAAACAAAGTCATTAACACGGCTTTACAGAGCAAAGCAGACGCGTCGGACATTCAACTAATTCAAACCGATATTAGCAATCTTACGACAGCGGTAAACGGCAAAGCCCCGAAGAGTCACGCGGTAAGCGCGACAACCTACGGCATCGGAAATGCGTCTGTATATGGGCATTTAAAATTGTCTGATTCTACTACGAGCACTAGCACGACGACGGACGGAGTAGCCGCCACGCCAAAAGCGGTTAAAGCCGCGAAAGAGACCGCGATAGATTACACAGACAACGCGGTCGCGAATCTTGTCGGCATTGGCGAAATATACGGACAGACAGGCACGGGCAGTCTTGGTTCAACAACATCATACACAAACATAACAGGAGATTTAAGTTTATCCGCGGGGCGTTGGGTCGTTACCGCGAAGGTGAGATTTGGTGCTTCGACAACCGCGAGCCGTCGCGGTTTAAACATTTACAATGTTACGCAAGGGGCGCAGTATGTCGATTCTCTTGTACAAGTAAACGCGACAACTAACGGCGGGGCATTCCACTTAACAACGTGCACAATCATTAGCCTATCAGCGCGGCAAAGTATTTGTGCGAGAGGTATGCAGAATAGTGGTTCAAATCTTGAATTTGACGGTTATGTACAAGCGATCAAGATTGCAAATTATTAAGGGGTGCAACATGGAAGAAAAATTGATAGAAGCATCGAAAAAATTACAACTGATTTGGGTTAGGGGTCAAGATACTTTGCTAATGGCGACCGCCCTAACCTTAATCGAGCAAGTAGTCACAGAGTTACACCATAAAGAGGGGGCAAAAAATGGCTGAATACAAATTAAACATTACACCCGATTGGAATCCGCCGACGTTGGCAATCTCGCAGAATGATGTAGGGCGCGAGCTGACAATCTACCTATTCGGTAGTCAGCACGAAGCCTACATGATACCAGACGGCGCAACCGTTCAGCTTGTCGGCGTAAAGCCGTCGGGTCTTGGTTTTACCGTTGCGGGAACGTGGACAGGTTCAACGGCGAAATTCTACACGACCGCCGAAATGAGTGACGAAGCGGGTCAGATGTATTGTGAAGTCAAGATTACAAGCGGCGCGACCGTGATCGGTTCAGCTAATGCCCGCTTATTTGTAGAGGCGAACCCGCACCCCGACGGAACGACAGACGGAACAGCGGGACACGTTATAGACACAATCACCGCACTTGTTACCCGCGCCGAGACTGCGGCAAGTAGTGCGGAGAGTAGCGCGACAAGCGCGGCGGCATCGGCACAGGCGGCAGAAGCGGCTCTGTCAGAGTTTACCGAGATCACAGCAAGCGCGCAGACGCTTTCAGCGGGCGCACAGGCGACAGCAAGCTACGCCGACGGACATTTAACCTTCGGCATTCCGCGAGGCGACACAGGCGCACAGGGAGAGCGCGGAGAGCGCGGAGAGCAAGGCGAGCGCGGCGAAACGGGCGCAACGGGTGCAACGGGTGCAACGGGCGCAACATTTACGCCGTCGGTTAGTTCTGCGGGCGTTATTTCGTGGACTAATGATAAGGGCTTACCAAACCCGACGCCGCAGAATATCAAGGGCGCACAGGGCGAGCGCGGCGAAACAGGCGCGACGGGCGCGACAGGACAGGCGGCGACAATCTCGGTCGGTACGGTCACAAGCGGCACAACCGCAAGCGTAACCAATTCGGGCACGAGTTCGGCGGCGGTGTTTAACTTCGTTATACCTAAGTATCAGCTTACCACGCAAGACAAGAGCGATATAACCGCCGACGTTCTGGCACAGCTTGAGAACGCCGAAACAACGGGAATGTAAGGGGGTTTAATATGGCTAATTTGGTTTATATGGCAAAATCAGCATGGACGGGGCTACTTGATTCTATCCGCGCAAAGGCGGGCACAGCCGCGAGTATGACCGTTTCAGAGGCGACGACAGCGGTTCAGAATATCCCGACAGGCGGCGGCGGTGGCGAAGAATACGAACAGCTTGTCACGAGGACTATATCAGCCGCAAGCGGTAGCATGAGCAAGATCGGGGCTTATGCGTTTACTTCTTGCCCTAAACTTACCACAGTAAGTTTTCCTGCGGCGACAGTAATAGGTGCTTATGCGTTTGCTTCTTGCTCTAAACTTACCACAGCAAGTATTACTGCGGCGACAATCATCGAAAGCTCTGCGTTCTATAATTGCACTTCGCTTACCACAGCAAGTTTTCCTGCGGTGACAGAAATAGGAGCGTTTGCGTTTACTTATTGCTCTAAACTTACCACAGTAAGTTTTCCTGCGGCGACAGTACTTAGTAGCAATGCGTTCCATAATTGCTTGTCGCTTACCACAGTAAGTTTTCCTGCGACGACAGAAATAGGCAATTCTGCGTTCTATGCTTGCATGAGGCTTACCACAGCAAGTATTCCTGCGGCGACAGGAATAGGCAATAATGCGTTTAGAAGTTGCTATAATTTAACATCGTTATATTTAACAGGAGATTCAGTGGCACAGTTATATAGTGTTTCCGCATTTGCTTCAACTCCGATAAGCACTTACACAACGTCAACTGGCGGAGTTCACGGCTCTATCTTCGTGCCCGCAAGC